AAAAGGAATTCATCAACTACTTTTTCAACATCAACGTATGGTTCATTGTCTGCTTCTATAATGTTTTTTAGTTCTTTATCAATTAAAATATCTTTATCATTTCTTATTGTATCAATAAAAATATTGTGCATCATCTTATATATAAACGCTTTATTAAGCGAATCGTTATACAGAATATCATTAATTTTTACTTTACCACTATCAATTTTACTATGTAAAGTTATGTAGAAATCGTGCAATAAATCTTTTGGTGGCACTTTGCTGTTGCTGCTTATTTCCTCAGCCATACTTAGCCAAGTTTTTCCATCTTTTACCAAGAGGTGCAATATATTATCTATTTCGGAACTCATGTAATTCTAATAAAATATTTACAAAGTCATCATACTTTAAAGCAATGTAATCATCTTCAAAGTTTTTAGTAAATACAACTACAGGCGTTTTTAATGTACCTCTTGCATCTCCTTTGCTTTGTTTCAATGCTTTCCAAATGTTAAGCTTCTCTTGGTTCTTACACTCCCAACTGTATTCAGATAGAATACCGCTTGTTGTCATTATATCACCTTTTATACTTAACCCGCCGCTGTTTGGTGTTCTTCTAATATTGGTATCAAACTTCTTTGCTAAATCTTTAGCAATTCGCAATTCAAAACGTTTACCTTTTTTATTTGCATTTAAACTCATATCTTTTGAAAGTGTTTTCTAATTATTGCTCCAAGCTTTGCGTCATTAGGATATATTCTACACAACAAAGCAATGTTGCGCTCAACAGGAGTATTAGGGTCAATATAATAATTGTCCTTTGTTTGTCTGTATTCATTTAATGTTCTCTTTTTACTCAAAATATTTTTTAATAATATACACAGCCAAAAGTCCAGAAATAAAACTGGCAATATGCGATACAATCAACATTAATAATATAATTTTCATAATATTTTTTTAACCTTATTTTTTAACCTTGCTGTTTCTGCATACGCATTAATATTTTGTAATTTTATTGAAATTAATTCACTTTTCAAAGTTTCTAAGTAATTTTCTTGCTTTAACATAACGTTTAAAGCTAAATACAAGCTGTTTAAAGAGCTTTCTGCTTCTTCTGGTATATTTCCCTCTTTGTATTTATTTTCAATCTTTAGAATTAAAATTTCTAATTGATTCTTTGCGTGTATAAAATCTACATCATTCATTGTTTTAAATCTTCTGAGTATAAAAATAAATCACCCATTTTTTTATCTAATGTTTTTATTGTTCTATATATATCTATGCTTTTTCTTTTAACTTCATCTTTTTCTGATTTAGTAGAATCTGTTCCAAGATGTGCATATAAACTACAATCTATTTCAAGTAATTTTTCTATTTTTTGTTTATCAGTCCAAGTTTTAAACTCCATAAACTTTTCTATGTCATTGTATGTGTATCTCATTTTTTATTTTATAATTTCTCTATTAATTTTATTATTTCTTCGTATGTGTATTTCTCCTTTAGGTCATCAGCTAAGTTACATAATACTGTTTCCATACCTCCTTCGTCTATAGCATCATAAAGAGTTTCAAACCCTCCATACCTTTTCATTATTGCTTTTAAAATTTTACTTTTCATTTTTTTTTAAATAGTTTTTAATAATCTTATTGCATGTTTTAGAAAATTTAATTGTAGTATTAACGCTATAAAAGTATTTTGATTCTATTATAGGCAATTCGTCTTGTTTTTCTTTTTGATATAAGTTTACAAATATTGCAGTTTCAAAATCATTGTAACTCATGTTTTTATTCAAACTATGATACAATTTTGATATTTTTTCAAATTGTGCATCATAAAAATTCATATCATAATCTTCAAAAAGAACATCACATAAAATTTTAAAAGTTTGATATAATTTGTTTACTTCTTCTTTTTTATTCATTGTTTTTATTTTTTTATTTATATTTTTTGTTTTAATACATTATTACCACCAATTTTAAATCCTAAACCGCTATTGTAGTCAAACCTCAATGGCTTGCCTAAAGCTGTAGGACTTCCGCCTGTTTCTTTGTCCTTGATTTTATAAACGTGAACTTCTGTTTGCATCCAAAGAGCTTCGTTATAAATTAATCTATGTAAGCAAATAAAATTATCTACACGATTCGGAAACACTTGACCACCTTCGCAGTCAGCTTTTCTTGGCGGTTGTATATTTCCACCTAAAGGATTGTCTGGCGGGTAAACTCTCCTTGCTGCTTCTGTTTGTGGATGAATAGAAATAAATATTGATTTCTTAGTTATATTGCAAAACTCTCTGACATCATTACAAATTTGATAATTTCTATCAAACTGTGATACTTTTCTATTGTGGTTTAATCCAGTAAAAGGATCAATAAATCCACCATCACAATCAGTATCTTTAAATATCTTTAATAGTTGTTTATGGTCATATAACTTTCTGTTATCTATAAAAATAAAATATTTATTTATAATATTATTATATTTTTCTATTTCACTTTTTTTTAATTCTTTAAGATTTTCGCCAACCCAAAATTGTATAATATCCCTTTTTATTTGTCCAGCTTTATTTTCACCAGACCATACGCACCACTTCTTGCCATGTAATTTACTTAATGCAGTTAAGTACCATATAATCCAGTTTGTCTTACCAACATTGTCAAGCCCTAAAAACATATTAAAGTCGCCTTGCTTATAAACAAAATTATCATCTAATAAACAACCAATGCCTAAACCCTTTTTTATTTTACCATCTTTATAGTCAAATAAATATTTTAAAGAATCTTCATTACTACTTAGCATTTTTAAAGTTTTTTAATGTTTCCAAAACTTCTGGCTGTAAATTTAAATAAGGGTCATTATTTTCTTTTATTATTTTATCTTTTCTTTTCTTTATGCTAAGCGAATCTTTAGCGAACGCTTTACTAAGCCCGCCTTTTCTTCCATTAGCTGCATTTACTTTTGACCTCTTTTTAAATACTTCGTATTGTTCGTCTAACCATTTTATGCAAATTTTATCATCTACAATTTTAAGTAATTTACTATTTAATAAAGATTTATAATGTTTTGGTATTATAGTTTTTAATTGATCTCTTGGCACATCACATTCTTTTGACCAGTAGAAACAACAAGTTTTTATAAATGCTCCTTGTAGCTCTAAATCCATAAAGCTAATACTCCCTGTAATCCATTGATTAGGGAAAAATTTAAAGTATGGTAATTCTTTCATAATATAATTTGATTAAAGTTTAATAGTTTGTTTGTTTCTAAAACGTAACTATCTACTGTTAAATAGTTTACATTTTTTTTAAATATAAAATTATTTTTATTAAATAACATTTGATTAGTTGCAAAACCCTGAAAAATAAATTTTCCTTTATTATCCATATAAAATTTTGCAAATAAATCTATGTTTGATTTTGAATAGCTTGGTGTCATCAAATACTTTTGATTTTGGCTTGTCTTAACATCTATTGTAAAACCTTTTAGTATTGCATCACCATTATCTGTTTTTTTAATTTTAGATGTATTATTAATTGTGAAATCTGGAAATAAATTAAATCCTTTACAAAATAAAAATTCACCTGCAAAACCAAGTTTATTATTTCTAATGCCTTTTTTTTTGTTTGCCTGACCTTTACCATCTAAATTAGATTTTTCTTTATTTAATTGCCTTTGTTCAGCAATTAGATTAATAATATCTTTTTCAATATTAGATAAAATAAAACAATCATTAATAATCATAATACGCCTTATTTTTAGATTTGTATTTATAATATGCTTTTATCTCTTTTAAATTTAAAGATTCCCAAGTATATAATCTATCCATAATATAAAAGGGAGCTTTATTAGCCCCCTTGTTTTTATTATTGCCTATCTTGTAATTGTATTTTTTTTTAGATAAATAATATTTTTTTATATTATATCTTTTTTCTATTTCTCTTACAGTCATACCTTCATTTATTAAATCTTGTATAACTTGTAAATTTAAATCCAATCTGTGATAAGTTTTTAATTGCTTCATAAAACTTAAAAGGGTAAATCAGATTTAACAGTTTCTGTTTCTTCTGCTTTCTTTTCTTCTGGCTTATATGTATCAACACTTAAAGAAACATCCTTATCGTATTGGTCTGGCTGGTCTTTAAGATTTACATTTAACTTTAAATATGTTTTACCTTCATATTCAAAAAAGTGTTCTTTGGCTTTATCTAAATGAACTGTAACTTTTAACCAGTCAGCCCCCATTTTTTTACCGCCACCACAATATATTGTTTTTTGTTTTTCCATTATTTATTTATTTATAGTTTAAAATTTGTAGGTTATTCCTACAGCCACAAAGAACCCCCCTGTAGCTATTGCAAATGTATTAGGGTTATTATTAAACTTTTGCTTGTGCCACAACATATTAGTTGCCCCAGCAGTTATTAAACTTAATCCACCTATTATTGCAAGTTTTTTCATAATTTAATTGTTTTTAAATATTCTCTGCAAGCTTTAACTCTATCAATAATATTTTCAATTACTTCTTCATTATAGTTTATTTCAAATATTTTTATTCTGTATTTATCTTCTAAATGATTATATGTATAATCCTTTTTAAATTCTTCATAAATAGATATATTATTTGAATAATTAGGAGATCTATAAAATTCTTTTTCAATTAAATCTTCTGGTGTATCCATTAATGTATAAATCAATTTAGCTTTCTTTAATCCAGATAAATGCATATAACCTTGTGCTTGATAGTAATACCCTTTAGTTGGTATCTCTGTTTCCAATAAAGGAAACGTAAAGCAATTCCAACTGTTTTTAACTTCTAATATTTCATTTTTAGTTATAACATCTGGTGTACCAGTCATAAAATCATTTTCAAAAGATTTATAGTTTTTTCTTAGTTTTTTATATTCTAATTGTTTGCCTATAAATTCAATTGATTCATCTTCTACGCTGTTACCTTTAAACATATACTTGCTTAAAACTTCTTCTTTACGACCATAAATTTGTTCGGTGTACCATTTCTTGCAATATGTCTCAGCTCCAGCAGAAATTAATCTGTTTTTTGTAGGTTTAGTCATAATGCTATTAATAGCAGAACATCTTATTTTGAAATCAATCATTATCTTAAATATTCAATTACCATTCCTAATACTAACCCTAATAGTAAAGACACTAAACACAGCGTCAATACTTCAATTGAGTTTGTCTCTATCATTGTTTTTTAAAGTTATCAGATTCAGAATTTGAATATATGCCATATTCGTAAGCATTAATTAATTTTAAAACCAAACGATCTTTAAGCCGCTTCTCAGCCATTGCAAATGGGTAAGGAGCTTTGCAGTTATTTGGAGATGCTTCACCAGTTGACCAGATGATTTTATTACCTCTTTTTGCATCTCCTACTATTGCAACATCTTTGTTGCTATCTCTGTATATTGTAGGTGCGCCAAATTGAATGTTTTCTTTTGCTGCTATCTTTTCACAAGCATCGTGTGTTATTATCCAAATACTTTTATTTCCTCTTTTTAATTCCCAAAAGTCATCTTTTGATAATTTATATTTTTCTGCTAATTCTTTAATTTTCATAGTTTCTAATTTTTGTAAATATAGTTTTTAATTGATTTATTCTTTGTTCATTGTATTGTACTGCAATTGTTTTTAATTGTTTTCCAATGTTTTCTAATTGTGCAATAAATGTATCAAATCTATGCCTATGTATTTCTAAATCATTATTTGATAAATGTATTTTACAGATAATTCTTTTGTTCCAGTTTGCCCTTATAACTAAGTTTCTCAATCTATCTTGTAAATATCTGTTAGTTTCGTATGCCCACCAATGATTAATGTTTTCATTATAATGGTGTTCATTATGCGGATGCGGGTAATGTATCATTTTTTATTATATTCTTTTATTAAGTTGATTAATACTTGAGAATAAGATTTAAAACCATTCTCTTTACATTTTGCTTGAAATTTATGTAGCTCTTCTAATTCTTCAGCTGGCACATAAAAAGTTTTATTTGTGTAACTCATAATTTATTTTTTTGTTAATTTAATCATTTCTTTTTTAATTCTTTGTTCTTTCTTTTTATGTTCTTCTATGCAATAAGCTAACATATGCGGCAAGTCATTATATAATGTTTCTAAATTCCAAACAATTGTTCCTTGTTCACATTCAATATGTAGTTCACCATTGTCTTGCCATAAAGTATGTGTTTCGTGAACGTATATATGTTTTTTTTCTTCCATAATTAAAATTGTAATATAATAAATGCACCTAAACTTAAGTCAATAACTTGAGTGTTTTCTTGTATTGCTTCAATATCTGGGTAATCGTCTTTGTCGTATTCATCCCAAAACTCTTCAATGCTGTCATACTCAGCCCACTCGCAGCAAATTGCTATTGGGTCAAACTCTGTTTCTGTTTCTGATGCTTCATCAAGTTCTTCAAAGAAATCAAATAAACATTGTAAGCCGTGATTACTAAAATTATTAGGTCTAATTTTTTGAAATCTATTTATAAATTCTGATTGTGTTAGTGTGATTTTCATAATGTTTGTTTTTATTTTATTAATGTTTTACGTTTCCTATATTGTCAGATAAACTTTTTAAAGCTTCATCTTCTGTCATATTAAATCTTTTCATTAGGAAGTTAACTAATTCCCATCCTATTAATTTTTTGTTGTTATCTTTTTGATTCATAATATTTGTTTTAAGTTTCATAGTTCAAATATATTATAATATATTATAAATACAAAACTTTTTTAAACTTTTTTTTAAAAAAAATTATTCTACCTCTTAAAATAAATGTGTTATTCTGGCTACTTGCCCGTTGTTTTTAGAGAAAATAAACCCTTCAATTGCTTGATTATTAGACGAAGTATAACCCATTTTAGAATGCCAACTATCTGCTGGTGATGGGCTACGTAAACTTTCTAAACTACAACCGATTAAATCTTTACTAACCTTGTGGTGAACGTGATGAGCAAACATATACCTGTATTTAGTTTCGCTCCACTCTTTACACTCATCAGCCATTAATAAAGGCAATAAATCCCATTTAGCACCATCTCCATGCGTGCTACCAATTAAATTATTATAATAAGTATAATACTTTCTATGCTGTAAACTAATATCAAAAGTTATATTCTTACTATTCCTAAAGTATGTTGCAATAGTATCTGCTAAACAAAACCCAGTTAAGTAATCGTGATTACTGCTATTATATACAACGTGTAAATCTGGATAAAAAGAAACTAATGTTTCAATAATATTTATATATAAACGTTTTGCAATATGAAAATGCTCAAAAAACATTCCGTCAACATCTTGAATAGTCCCTTTTGTTGTTTTTCCACCGCTTGGCGTGTCAATATGCATTACATCATTACCAATACAAAGTATTAATTTATCTATATTAAAACCATTACTTTTTTGTAATATGCCGTCAATAGCTTCTAAAGTTCTTTGTACTGCTATTTGCTTGTTATATTCTTCACCACTAACAAAAGATTTACATAATTTACCAATATGTATGTCAGCTGGCGATATTAAAAGGCAATGACCGTCATTTACTTTAGGTTTAACAACCTTTTCAAAGTTTGGTGAATATTCTTTTAAATCCTTTAATAATTGTTGCTTAAAATCCTTTAAATCGTTTTGCTTAAAATTAGGGTTCTTAAAATATAAGCTGGCTTTTTTGTTCTTTATCCAACCGCTGTGAATATCATTTGGATTTAAACCTTCTGCTTTTGCTTCTTGCTTTAATCTTCTGTAATCAATTATAATTTGCTCTTCTTCAGTATTTAATCTATAACGAGGATTACCGTTATTTTTCCACTTTTTTTTGTGTGATTTCATTTAACAGTTTTTGCTAAATATAGTAAAAATAAATTTATCTGCCTTTTTTAGCAATGCTGCCGAAGTAGTAGCCAACGATTGAAAGCACGATTCCTTCTACAATGCCAGTTGTGTGTATCATTAATTCTTTATTATGTTCTGGTACTTGTATAAAAACAATAGCAACTAATAACAAAACAAAACCGCCTAAACCAACAATGCCTGTAAAATTCATCATCCAATCTTCGCTCCCAGCTTTTACCATTTCAACTTCGCGTTGTCTTGCTGAACCCCTATCTTCTACTTCTAACTTGTAAAATTCAACTAACCTGTTATGAATTTCTTGTTTTTCTTCAGGCGTTAAATCTGGATCTTGTGATATTAAATTTTTTACAATGCCAAGCGTTCCTTGCTCTGGCAGTACATCACCAACAACAGCAAGTATTTGCGGAGCTTTCTCAGATAAAAATTTTCCTATTTTAGTATCTTTTATTTTTTTCACCCTGAACAGCTTTCGCAAGTTTCATCATCAATATTACACGTTCTTTCTGGTA